TAGATTAGCAATGTCCTCGCCAACTACTTGCTGAAACAACTTAGATAGAACTTCTTGAGCAATGTCACTACCCATAGGTTGTTCTTTCTTTACTTGTACAAACAAACTACTGTAAGCCTGTTTCTGCGCTGTAGTGAATGTAGGGTTAGATGACATAAACAATGCTTCTATCTCATCTGGTGTTACATCTCTTTCGTAAGTACGCATAGCCTTATCAATCATAGCCTTAATCTTACGCACATCTTTACTAAACAATCTATCTGGGCATCTAGCACCACGATGATTGTCGTAGAAGTCTTTTTGCATCAGACTTCGTATCAACGATAATTCCATTATTTTTCTCCAATGTCTATAAGGTTTTTAATGTCTGTTTTATTCTGGTATTTTAAATCATCTTCCAAACGAAGCACAAGAACTTTATTTACATAACCTCTCAGTTCTTTTGCCATGCTTAGTGTTTTAGGTAGTGCGTCAGGGTCAAGTGCTATTACAGCCGTTGAGAACTGCGTGAGATAATCTCTGTGCGAAGGCAGGAGAGAAGTACCTAAGACAGCGACCCCGACAAAATTACCAAGTGTACCAACAACACTGGCACTCACACAGTCCTCAACTACGACAGCAACATCCCCAAAACCAGACGAAAACGGGATGCCACTATTTCCATATCTTTTCCACTTTGGGAGCGAAGATGTTAATGCCCTACCCGTAGCGTCAACAATCTTATTGTGGTGTAAGACAGGAAAAACTAATCTACTCTCTTTTACGTCAAAAAGTAAATTATTTAAAAATGATATTAACCCCCATTTATGTAAAAAGTCAAGAACTATTTTTTTATCTCGTACTTTTACACAAGAATCAGGTAGAAAAAAGTCATTACTAGTTACTTTTTTTTCATTGAAAGTATTTCTAATATCTTCTGCTGACATTTTCACCTTACTCTTACCACTAACTGTACAAGAAACTTTGTAACAATTCCATAACAGTCTTCCCATATTATTAGTTACAGAAAAAGTATTTATACCTTTACAAATAGGACAATTCATTCTTTTACTGTGTCCTATAGGTAAGTTTAAATCACTTATTATATCACTTATAGTGTTATTATACATAATATTATATATCACTTTTTCTGTTTGGCAGTTAAGATGCTTTTATCATGCTTTTTTCGTTCTGTCAAGGCATAATTTGCACTAAACAAAGTATTTTTCATATATGGTTTTACACTTTGTGGATTAGCATGTCCTGTAACCGACATAATTTGTGCCATACCGACACCTGCTTCTACCATCTCAGTTGTACCTGTTCTACGTAAATCAGAAAGACGTAACTCAGATGGCAGACCTGCATTATCCATAATAACACGTGCGTGTAATGGTAATTTGTATAAGGAATAGGGTATGTACTCACCTTTTACAGGTTTAGGTCTTGGTGCAACATACTCCTGAAATCCAAACTCATCATTTTGTTGTACAAGCATACTATATAAATCATCTTCAATAGGTAAATGAACATCTGCCCTACGTTTTGACTGCTCTATATGTACAACGCGTTCATCAAAATCAATGTTGTTAAATTTTAACATACGCATATCACCAAGACGCTGACACCATTCATATGCCATGTGTGCGATAAGACCTATGTTACGGCTGTTATAATCGCTGTAGGCTGTATCTAAGAACTGCCTGACATATTCCCTACTCCAAACTACCTTACGAGGCTGTACGGCTCTCCTACGCACGGAAGAGAATGGGTTGACATTGCATATCTCCATTCTCACTCCATGGTTGAAAATTATCCTAGAAACAGCCAAGGTGTGATTAGCTGTAGTAACACCCTTTTCACACCATAGGTTGTATGCTTCTTTAGCCAAGCGAGTAGTCAGGTCACTTACTTTAAGACTAGAGAACTTAACATCACTAACAGTAGTGTCAATAAATTGACGGGCATAATATTCATATCGTTTAGCAGATACATCCCGTAAGTCCTTGAAATCGTAGGAAGAAAAGTAATCCTGTACTAACTTTGTAAGTTTCATTAGGCTGCCACCAACTCTTTGAATGGCTTGCTTTCAATCCACTGTGATACTTCATGCTCACGATTGAACATTGAAATAGCTTGTGTATCGTTGCCAGTATTACGTAGATTAAAACCATTACGCTCATCCGCATAGGTTGCATAGTTAGTAAATGCTGAGTACAGAGAGAACACATTGCGTCCACGGATACTCACCTCTTGGTTGTATAACCCAAACATCTTCTCTGCCTTGCGGTCAGATTTAAGGATGCTATCAAGCAATGCTTTCACATCTACTGTAGTAGTATCAATGTTAGCCCAATTCTGTAGACGTTCTGTCTGCATATAGAAGTCCTGACGTGAGTTACGTAAGTCAGATATGAATCTGTCCATACTAAAGTTAGAAGTGTTCTTACGTCTAACCTTGTCATGCTCACCTCTAATCATACCATTTGTACAAAAAAAATCTATAGCACCAAAAAATACCATGTTAGAACATGAGCCATCAATGCCGTGTAAGGCAATCACACGTTGCGATACAGTTGTACTGTGCTTGTCGGTATCAATGCGAGAGGTAACATTAGGAAGTGTGATGTCCATCATTGCCCACGCATCCTGCCTAGCATTTCTCCATGATACTTTTGCATCTGCAATCTCATCAGGCACTAGGTTCTCTAGCATTGTATTCTGTACACCAGTAAAGAAATCAGTATGTGATGCACAGTTGAATGTATCACCTACGACACCAATGTATTCACCTGTCTCACCGTTGATGACATACTTCTTGTCGCGTACCTTGGTAGGCTCAAACTGCACATCAAAGTCTAGGTTGGAAGGAATGTCTGAAATAAGTTGTGTTGTAAAATCTAATGGCATGGGTTTCTCCTTTTCATACCGTCAATAAAAAATGTGTTATACCACCTTATAATTATAAAGTCAAGATGGCAAGTATAGTAAATATAAATAGTCCAATAATAATATCCATTAATTTAACCATTCTGGCATATTGCGTCCTTTGTTATATCGTGCAAACCTCAATTTGTCAACCCTATAAAATGCACGATAGGCTTCTATCGGATAGTCCTCATCTGTCTTACAATCATCGTGTCCACTAAAGCATTGTGGGTGTGGTGTTACGTCACCATCTGGTAACAGATGTCTTCCTCTATACAAGGCAATGCTATGCTTACCTGCTCCATGCCACTTGCCATATCTGTGGTGGTACTCACATAACATGGCTGTGTATAGGCTGTAAGCCCATCTGTAGTTGGCACGATTCTCCATTGCCCACAAGGTACAAGGATGCTTCTGATGCACAGGCTTGTACAAATCACAGGCTTCTGCATAGTCAGGTGCATGATGCCATAGGCTAGTGCATAACATCTGTGCTTCTTCCAGTGGCATCTTGACAACGTGTTGGTCACATAGTGACTTAGCTATAGTGTTGACATCATCTTCTATAATAAATCTATTCATTAGGTTTCTCCATCAATACACCATGAGTACCATGATGTGCATTTAGCCGCTTAATAAATACCCATCCCATACGTTTGTATGCTTCTACGTCTGAGTGTGACACGTATCTATATACTTTCATTGTCAGTCTCCTCTATCATATCTCTTATATCAAATTCCTCATCTAATTCTGGACATTCTGATATAACATCTTCTACATTATTAAAGTCTATAGTCTCACCATTATCATACATACCTATATACATCCATCCTTCATCTAAATATCTAGCATGGACATCATATCCCATATCTACTAGCTTATCAAATATACCTGTAGGTGGCGACCATGCTGTATAGAATAATAATTGAAGTGTGTTAGCATCTATTCTGTCACAACTGCTTTCATATATATCCCACTTAGTACCCCAATTATCTAGTCTCCATTCATACCAATCACCACCATCTAGTAACTTTTCATCCATTGGTACGATAGCTTGGCATAGTTTAGTATCTTCTGTATTCATTATGTTATATATTTTATCAATCATCTGGCTGTCATCATGTGATAGGATAACTCTATTGT